AGAGTTAGGGGAACCAACATACACCGTGCGAACTTCATTTCCAAAGTCGCAAAGCTGAAGAAGCTGTCTTTCGGGGTCAAGACGCCCGACCCCGAAATGTTTCAGTATCATCTCCCTGGCGCTCATTACTCTTTCAACGGCGGCGCCGTATCCCAGCCTTCTAGCCAAGATTCCAGGTGCTTGATATCCTCGACCGATTCGTCATTAACAAGCGGGCGCTTCTGCACGATTTTCCAAATCCTCTTCGGGTCCGGACGATTCTGGAAACGCTTGGACTTGGATTTGGCCGGGGTCTCCACAACGCTATAAGGCACGCCCTTCATGTAGGCAATAGCCAAATTTGTCGCCCTTGCCTCGGGTCGCACGACAGTCGTGCGGTGTTCCCAAAGGCTATAGCGCACGGCTTCATTGTAATTGCGATTGAGCTTACGAAGCCGAGCAGTATACTTCCACTTGCGAAGCTTGTAAGTTTCCCGCTCTTCAGCCGTCATACCTTTATAGCCATGAGGCTGTACGGTGACTTGCCACTTCCGGGATTCAAGGTCTTTGATGGTATTATCCCCAAAAGGGACTTCCGACTTAAGGGTGCGGGAAATCCACTTCTTGGCCTTGATTTCCTTGCGTCGGATGATTCGAGCTTCCTCGGCAAGATTGTCTCGTTTTACTTGAAGACTTGCAAGATTTACTCTGTTTATAGCCACGGACTTTTTCTCCAAAAAAATAAAAAAGTTGGGTGTGAAAACTCGGGTAAGCCATTTAAGGCAATTATAGCCCTCTCTCCCCGCCTTACGGTTGGGGGCACCCAATCACGGTGGTCCTCTAATCAGGCATTCAGAGCATATTACCTACCCTATTTTCTCACTGCAAGCGTTTTTTACTTAGTAGCTCAAAAAATTAAACTTGTTTCCGTCCCAATCTCTCCAACCGTCGTTTGGGTTATCCCCAATTTTTCTTATGGTAATTTCCCCAAAAATTCCCTCATGTTCACATGTCCCGGCTATCTCATATCCGTTATCGACACAGAACTTTTTCAAGGCGTCTTTGAATTCTTCTTCGGTCATCCAAGAACTCCTTATTTGGCGCAAGGAGCGGGAATCGAACCCGCCATCTTTGGATTGAAAGCCTAGATCTGACCGTCAGTCCTTGCTCTCTCTGTCAGGCGGCAACATTCTAATTCTCCCTCCGCCCCTATTTTCTCACTGCAAGCGTTTTTTACTTGAGACAAAGCGTCAAAGAATCGAATCTGATGCTGGAAAAGCATGGCAAGCTGTTCATCGGTGCATGAGTCAAAGAAAATACTGTAAGCGTCGATTACACCCCGACGCTCAATTATACCTTTCATGGCCGACTGGTCAACCTTAAGGACAACCGATTTCAAATCATTTTCAGTCATTCTACCTTCATCTTGTGGCCTCGCCACTCAAAATTATTCCCAAGCCAAGCTGTAATCCAAATCGCCGGGATTATCAACTCCCGAAACACCCACATAAAAGGCATGCGCCAAGACATGTGCCAATCCACGGTTATAGTTAACCACCACTCCACCAAAAACCACATGATGGCGTACGCTAGTCCGATTCCAATAACATCTTGCCCCAAGGCATAAGATGCCATCAGAAGGGCAAATAAGGGGCTCAGGAGCCCGGAAAATATCTCCAGCATATAGAAGCTGGGGAAGGTAGAGCGCCGGAGCTTGGCCCATCGGAGCTGCCTAGACCACACGTCCCCAAAGAAACGGACCCCAAGGGGCTGAAGAAACGCCCCATCGGCCAGCCGCACCTTGAGCCCCATTCCTCTGATCATCTTAGTGGCGGCGGCATCCTCGGCTACTTCCCGAGACAGCACCTTCAAACCCCCGGCCAAATCAAGGTCTGACTTGCAAAACATCATGTTCTTGCCTTGAGCAAATCCCCGCTCAAAAGTATCGGCCATGTACTGCCATCGGGCTTGGTAGGAATTAAGGATTGCCGTCTCAAGCTCGGCCCCCCAATTTTTGGGGTGAGACCCAATCGGGGGAGCACACACCAGCCCCGTATTCGGTCTTTCGGTCCAAGCCACAAACATCCGTTGGATATAATCTTTGGGAAGCAAAACATTGGCATCAGGGATAATGATGTAATCGCTGTGAGCTGCCTCATATCCCTTGTAGAGGTTGTTTAGTTTTGGATTTGGGCCAAAATTATCTATTCCTCTTGTAGTAAAAAGCAAGCGAGACGGTCGAGCATTTTTCTCTTGAAGCTTCTTTATTAAAGGAACAACCGGGTCATCTTCGGAGTCCACACAAAAAATAATCTCGTATCGCCCATCATACTCCAAATCAAAAGTACTCTGGAGACAATCATGGGTAAATTGCTCGATACCGGCCAAGGGCCGGATAATAGAAACATTATAGCGCCGAATTTGATTAGAACTAGCGGGACGCACAAGCCGGTGTGCCGCTATCCATGCAGATAGCAGATGCATGAAAAACGTGAAGCCCGCAAAAGCCAGGGCGGCATAGATTAAAGCTATCATCAATATCCAACATCACAATCGTTGCAATACAGTTTCTCACTTTCGGACGCCAGTTGCGAAGATGTGGCAAGAAACACGTCTTCAACGCTGTGAATCGTCACCAAATCCCCACAATCAAAACACTGATAGACAAGTAGCGGTGTGTTTTCAGTGATTTCTCTTCGGTCGCTACCAATTTCGGAGCCTTCGTCGTCGCTTTTCTTCTTGTGCTTGTGAAGATGGTAGGTCACCGAAAAAGTCTTCATTTTAGGTAAGTCCTATCGAGATTTTGGATGGCTTCCAAAACCGCCTTGATTTGACCTTGAGACGGGCGGTCATTGCTCGGGGTGGCATGCTGAATCAGCAGCAGCAAAGCCTTATCGTTAAGCCGCCCCGCTCGCAAAGCTCTAATGCCGTTCGCAACTGCAACAATGTCCCCAGTTATATCGTCAGTAGCGGATGCAGCGTCGGCCATGACTTCGGTTCGATTGGCCATCGCCTTTTTCAGGGGCTCAAGTTGCTTATCGGCCAACTTTCCCGCCGCTTCTACCGCCTTATATTTCGCCATGACCCGCCCCACTGTCCTCAAAATCATCTTCTTCTCCCTTAGAATTAAAGATGATTCCCGCTTTTCTAATTTCGTTTTCCAATTTGAAGATTTGATGTTCCAAATCAGTTAATTCTGATAAGAGAAGCGTTCTCGCATTTTTGCTATTGGAACGGAAAAAATATTTTTCATCATGGTGGTATACCTCCACCGTATATCTTTCTTGCATGACAAAGTTGCTGATTTTTTGTTGACATTTCCGAAGATGGCGCAATTCGTCACACAACTCCAAAGCCTCGACCACTTTTCGAGCTTCTTTTTCCGTCAGCTTTTCCATGCAACGCCCTCTCTTTTCCCCTGTATCTCCTAAATAAGGCCGAGAATCAAGCCAAAATCTTTTAGGAAGCACAAATGACTGCTACTCCTCTAAAAGCGAAAATCCATTACGCTAGCACCACAACTTCTTGGGAAGCCCTAGAACCCGATTATGAAAAACTTCTAGACACCATGGAAGTCCGGGACAACTGGAAAGGTATCATCACGGCCGCTGCCAACCGTCTGATTACCCACTCCAATAGGTATCTTGTCGTCCAAACGGCTACCGGAGTTGACTGGGAACTGATTGCGGCCATCCATGAGCGGGAAGCCGGGGGCGATTTCCGCCTCGATCTGAGAGAGGGAGCCCATATCCGGGCGGCCACCTGGGAAGCCGACACCATCAATGCCCTAAGCGAGCAAGGTGTAACCCAATTATTCAAGAACAACCCAAAAGACCACGCCAAAGAAGAGTTTGCGGTCTGGATTGCCGAACGCTGGAATGGATTCGGTTATCGGTGGAATGGATACGGCCCAAGCCCCTACCTTTGGAGCGGCACAAACCACTACTCTAAAGGCAAGTACTCAAGCGACGGCCACTATGACCCCAATCTTGTTGACCAACAAGTCGGGTTTGTTCCCCTCTACATGGATTTGAAGGGGGCCAGCCTAAGCAACAACGTCGGCCCTGTGGTAAACACAGTCACCGACGCTTGCGTCATTGAGAATATTTGCGAGTACTTGTGGAACGTCGGGCAAGCTATTATTGGGAAGAAGTAATCCCAAATAGCCTAGCGTATTCTTCATGCATCGTGTGACTTAGATTGAAGGGATGTTCATCATCCCACTCGCCGATATCTTTCTCGACGATAGACATGACATGGGGGTCGATACAATGATTAGGATAGCGAGTATTCTCAAGGACTTCCTTGATTTCCTCTCCCCCAACTTCATCAAAGTCAATTACCAAGATTTCGACTTTGTAAGCCTTCATTTTGGCTCTTCCTTTTCTGCTCGATAAGCCATTCTGCCATTTCTGGCATGGCTTCATAGTAAAACCGGATAAACGACTCCCAATCGGTGAATCGTTTTCCGGCACATTTCCAGATCATGATATTGACTCCATCAGCAGCGGTAGGGCTTCATCCGTCGAGATATAGTCCACGGTCTTTGAAAACCTCTCGGTAAGCCCGTGGCCGCATGGCAAAATCATGATGGGATTCGATAGCGAGTAAGGCACATAGTCATAGTACGTGACTTTGGCGCACTCTTTGCACTTTACCCACTGACGCTTATAGCCTTCGGCGATTGGTGGAATTTTCATGTGCACCCCCCTGGGTTCGACGGCACCATCTTCTTGAGGCGCCCTATGGTGTCCTTCAGCGGCGCAAGATCCGCTACGAGGTAGAGGGCCGCCTGTGCCAGCTCATCGGGGGAGTACATTCCTTCGGCCGCATCAACATCAGCCTCAAGATATAAGATGGCTTTCTCGATAGCCTCGACATCTATCTTCCGGAGGCTCAGAAGAAAGTCAATATCTTTCATAGTTTTTTCGAGCAACTTGTTCCGAGTCTCGACTTCCCTGTCGAGTTCTCGCAACTTTGCCACCATGATTTCATTCATCTCCCCCACAGCCTTCTGAAAGTAAGCTTGAAGGCTTTCACCTTGCTGTGGCTGCGTCATCTTTCTTCTCCAGATACATTGGGATGCAGCTGTGGTGGAAGGTGATATGGTTTTCTTCCCATACCTTCCCCGATTCATCACATGCTTTCTTGGTGTCGAACTTAAAGTCAGTTACCGGCTGGATATTTCCAGCAAACCATAACACCAGAAGCCAATGGCTAACTGTCACTCTGGGACTCCCCCCACTCATGCACGCAATCAACCAGGATTGCGTGGGCTGTCTCAGCATCCATGCCAAAGCCCTCGGACTTCCAAGAGCCCTCGACGTTGATGATTTCCTTCCCAAGGCCAAGGGTCCAACGGCCATCAGAGAGCCCCCGAAAGTAGAAAGCAACTTTCGCTTTCCGGCCAGGGGTTTGATAGATAAAGTGGCCTTCGGCCAGCGTCGGGAAGCCCTCGATAAGATAGTCGGTCTCGATGGTGGTAGTTAGCATGGGTGTGTCTCCTTTGCTGACCCCTAAGATAAATCAAAGAAAACCCATGTCAAGAAAAAAGCCCCGGAAAACCGGGGCAGGCTGGTCGGCGCCTAGTGTTTTTCTTGTTATCGTAAATATTTAGATGATACCCTTCCTTAAAACCTCCGAATTTGTTGCAGATCTGCGAGAACGCCACGGCTGGATGAAGACCGAAAGCAATCAGGTCCGGCCCCGGCCCCCGATGACGTGGTTCCAAGAGAGGGTTTTTGTTGATTGTTGGTTAATGAGCCTGGGCGGCTTCGCCAAGGATATTGAGGATGATCACCTTAAATTGAAGCCGGCCAACGTCAAAGCCCCGGCCCAGCCCAAGACCATCACCGCCGAGCAAATGAAGGTGCTGGGGACAATCCTGTCTGCCATCCGCCTCCAGTATGGCCCTAAGATTAAGGAGGCCCATGAAGCCGGAAACCTTGAGTTGTGGGAAGCTCTGCGGAATGAAAGAGACGAGTCAGAAGCGGCGGCCTCGATTGCCTATCAAGCGAGCTTAAAATAAATGAGCATACAAGAAAGCCAGCCGACCACAGAGAACCTGTTTAATCCAACAAACCACCGGGTCTTGATTCTCAAGAGCCCGAACATGACTTGGTTTACCCAAAAGGTAAGCATGCCAGGGATTACCAATCCGCCAGTGAATACCGCCGATATGTTTGCAAACATCCCTCGGGGCGGCGATAAGGTCAAGTTTGATCCTCTTGCCTTTACCTTCAAAGTCCAGGACGACTTCTCCGATTACCTCGAAATCTTTAATTGGATCTACGGCATTGGGTTCCCCCAAGAACACCAACAATATAAGACGCTTATCGAAATGCCTTCGTGGAAGGGACTTCGAAGCGACATCTCGATTATGCTTATGACTCAGACGCTTGTGCCGAGTATCGAGTTTACTTTTCATGATGCTTTCCCGATATCCTTATCGGGATTCCAACTCGACACCGACGCCCCGGCAACTTCCGTAAAGTTTGTCTCAGCAACAGCCACTTTCGTGTACACAACTTTTGACGTGAAGCACGTGCTAGTGGCCAACTGCGCCGCCAATACCTGATTTTTTATTTGGGGGGATAAAAGCTATCCAAGTCTTGCCCGGCTGACTTGCGCAAGGCTAGCTCTTCCTCAATCATCTTTATTCTAGTGATTGCCCACGATTCTCGACTATAGAATTTGTGCTCTTTCCAGTGCTTGATTTCTAGCTGCAACTCATGAGAGCACAGCTTTCCTATCAGACGACAAATCAAGTCGCCGCCGTTGGCCTCACACCATCCAGCCCTTTTAGCATAGTCGCAGCTCCAGAATCCACACCGGCATTCTTCCGGTTCAACAGCCGCAATCGTCATCGTTTTCGTCCTTTGGGTTGGTCTCGACGATTATGCCGCCGAAGTAAAGCTCGCCACTGGCTTTCTTTCCTTGGGTGTAGGCAGCACACCAAAGTTCACACTTAAACTCGACAACGATACCATCCGAGTAATCTATGCCCCAAGGAAGAGCATCCCACGGAGTAATTCCAATGCTACCGGCATCAACCGGAATACCATCGACCCGGTGATGTTCAATTATAGTATTTTGGTTTACTACTCTTTCGGTGGTCCTCTTATAAGGATAAGTTCCATCCCCGTGCATCGTTGAAAACACCCCGAACGTCACCCCATCGACGGTGAACTTTCCTTCGTGTTCCTCCGATAATTCAAGATACTTTCGCCGCATGGGGTCGGGCATGACATAGCACAAGTCCCCAACCCAATACTTGCCGGCCGGCAGAGAAAAACCTTCGTGGGTTCCTTTGTGCCACTTATCATCTACACTGGCGGCAATAGTGCGAAGATTATCCCACTCGGCGTGCTCTTGAGCCTCGGTCTTGCCGGTTAGCCCGTTTACAAAATTCTCTTGCACTTCCCGATAATAAAGATGGCGGAAAGTCTCGAAAGCAAGGTCTCGCATCCGAGTAACAATGTAGGAAGAGCTATCCATCTCCGGAAGCGCCGCCAAGGCATGACTGCGCAAAGGAGAATCGTGAGCCGTTACGCCTTCGCCTTCCCACTTCTCCCAAGACTCGGCAATCTTGTGCAAATCCTCAATAGACAGACGTTGCACGTACTCACGAACTCGATTTGTCATGGGTCTTCTCCAGTCCGGTCAATGCCTCATTCGCTCGAATGCGGTCAAAAACATCGCCCACCCGCACCGATACGTTGTCATTTTCCAAAAAACGACACACAACCTCGCTGGCTATGGCTGCCATACTGCCATAAAGATGGACGACTTCCACATCATCCACCGTTATCGTATAGACCGAATACCCTCGCACTCGGTCTTCCGTAAATTTTACATCAATCTTAGACATGACTTACTCCGGCACTCGGGCATTCACGTTAGCCTGATGCCAGCCGCTGTTCCAGCCTGAAAGATAGTCGTTATACGCCTTGAGATCCACCATCGACATACCGAACCCCCTGGAATACTCCCGAGCCTTGGGATCTTGGGCGGGCACGGCCTTCATGCCAATGCGGAAAGCTTCGGCCCCGTCCACATGGCCAGCTTTCCAGTGCACGTTGTCTTGCCGGCGAACCTTGGGCCGGCGCCCTAGGGGGTTCATCGTTTATCCTCTTTTCTTGGGGTTCCAAGCGCCGCTTCCCGAAAACGATGGCTGTTATAGTTAATATTGGTGCCATGAAGTCTAGTCGCAAAATGCTTGGCAACCTCTTCCCGTATAGAGTCTGGTAACTCTGAGATGATTTTGGCTATCAGAACATAGTGACGCTGTTGCATCATGGTTTCTCTCCTCACAGCCGAGTGTAGAGGCCGGTGTATTCGGTAAAGAAACGCTGAAGGTCTTCGGCATAGATATCGTTAACCGTGTCTTCTGCCAAAATCTTCATCTTGGCGATGCGATAGACGGTCATGTTGTAGAGATCTTTGCCGTTCAAGGTCACTTTGACCTTGTTCCACCGCTTGTGGTTGCGGCCGACTGTGAAAGTAAGGCTGTTCTCGCCGGCCAGGAAGTCCTTGGAGCCGGTCATGAAGATGAACTTGCGGCCCCCAAGTTGTTCTAGGATTGTCTGGGCTACTTGCATCGCCGTGTCTCCTTTACTAGCGATACATGTACAATAATCTAGTCCTGAAGTTGTTGCAAGAGGATTGTCATCAACTCTTTGTGAAGTGGTGCGGGCTAGACGAATCGAACGCCTATCATCAGGTTGGAAGCCTGAGGTACTACCAATATACCAAACCCGCTTGGCGCACATGGTAGGACTTGAACCCACATCCCCCAGATTCGAAGTCTGGTGCCTTATCCATTGGGCCACATGTGCGCAAAAAGTGGTGCTCGCTCTAGGACTCGAACCCAGGAATGTCGGGGTGTAGACCCGATGCCTTTGCCGCTTGGCGAAGCGAGCGTACTAGGAGAAGGACTTGAACCCTCACTCTCGGGGACACAACCCGATATGGCTACTTACCATCATCCTAGCTTTATTCAATATCGTTTTCTTCTTTAAGCTTCTCAATTTCGATGTTAGTGATTGGTTCCCAATTTAAGATTTTGCCGGTAGCGTTGTCAATCTGAAAGGTGGTGTAGTCTCCCCCAAGATTGCCAACATCTGGCATGTATCCATCAAGCTCGACAAGAAAGTTGCCGTTGCTATCAGCAGCCGTAAAAACGGCCATATCGCTGTGTTTCATGCTAAGAGTGATAGTTTTGGCGTTCACTTCTTTCTCCGATGACGATGGTACCCCCGGCCGGAATCGAACCGAGCATTTCCGCAGTGAAAGTGCGGTGGTCTGACCATTAACCTACGGGGGCTAACTTACTCAGTCTTCCATAATGCACTTATCACCCGCTGTGTCCAGCCCGGCTAGGATTGCCAGCTGTTGAATGGGACTCAAGTCGCCCCACCGCTTGGTGACATTGTGCTCTTCACAGCGAACCGGGCTGTCATCATTTTTGACCAACTTGGCGTTGGCCTCGATAAGCTTCTGCTCGTCGTCCATCTTCTCTCCTTTTAGGTTAGAAGAGTCCACTTCCGCTTGAAGAAGGTTGGGGGGTCGATAAAGTAGACCGACTCAAAGCTAAGAGTACGATTACCCTTGATTTTCGTATGGAAAGGCGACGGCTTGTTGGTGTGGAAAGCACCGACATCCTCTTCCTTACCAGGGGTATCCGAGCCCTTAGTGTGAATAAGCGTCGCTCCCTTGGCTTTAGCCCGATGCATAAGCACCGAATGTTGACCAAAGTGATCACCCATCGACTTGGCAAAACGCTCAAGATGGCCTTTATCATCATGGTGTCCCACTACCATTAGCGAACGCTCATGCGTAGGACGCACGGCTCCGCCGTCTGTGTTCTCTTGTCCGACGCCCAGCACATGTTGGAACCCGAAGCCATGCGCTTTGGCATGCTTCATCAACTCTTCGTGAGCCTTGTTGTTCTCATGCGGCGAGCGTTCGCCCCGGCTGGCCGACAAGAAAGCCACCGGCCGCCCCGATGTAATGTGCTTGTGCACCCGAGCCAAGGAGCGACCAAGTGCCTCATTGAGGGCCTCCTCGGTTCCATAGGTATGAAGAAGCTCTTCCCGCACATTCTCGGCCGTCAAGGCCGGACGGGCCTTGTTGGGGTCGATAAACTCTTTGAACGTCTTCATCTCTTCCTCGACTAAGAATTCCGGGCCATGGTCTTCCCCCGTAAGTTGCCGTAGCTTTTCGCCATCGGCTTCCAACGCCGCCATCATTTCTTTGGTGAACATGGCTCTCCCCCTCTTACTTATTGCGTGGTGTCGGGATAGTCAATGATTTTTCCGGCTGCCCGGAGCTTCTTTATACGCTCTTTCCACTCAAGGTTATCTTTCGAGAGGGTGGCGGCCAGCTGCATATTCAGGGCGCTAATCGCCTGCTTGTTCGATGGCTTGACATACAGATTCTGGTACAACCATTGCCACTTGTGGTACTCGGCTACTGTAGCATCCACAACACCGTAGGAAAGTACATGTTGCCAAAGAAAGTTTGTGCAAGCCGAAGTGTCAAAAGGGCTCCATAACTCCATCCCCATCCTGATAGACGCCGAATCTCCTGTAGGCTTCAAGTCTAGCCTCATGGGATAGTAGAGAGTCATAACTTCTTTTGCTTTATCGTCTAACCGAAATTCCCCAACAACATCATGACCGCTGACAAGTTTTACATGTACAACAACCGTGGAAGTTTCTTTTTCAATTTCTTCTCGATAGTCGGGAATCTTTTCCCCCGTTGTGTCTTCCCCAATACCTTGAATTAGCTGAAGAAGAATCTTCTCTACTTCTTCCCTTGAAAGTTTCGGCTCTTCATCATCGGTAGAGGTCATATAAGTTTAGCCTTATCTGGTCGAATTCGAAGTGTTCTTCTGTATAGTAATTAACCCGCTGGATGTAGTGCTTAAAAGTATAGTTCATTTTCCGGGCCGAAGGGCTCAGGTCATCAGCCACGTCATACAGCACACATTGTTTCTTGTCTGCCGTCTTTCTTAAGCCTCGCCCAATTTTCTGCATTACCTTGATTCGAGACTGACTTGGCGAAGCAAAGATAATGTTGTGGACGTTGGGAATATTTGTGCCTTCTCCCCAAGTTCCTTCGGAGGCAATAGTCACCGATGATTCAAGCGTGCTAATCTTCTCTCGAATAACTTCTCTTTCCTTGGGGTCTACTTTGCCCGAGACGAACATGATAGGTTGTTTAGCCGCATCGGCGGAAGTTTCCGTTACCAGCTTAAAAAGCTCCTCGCCGTGCTTCTCCACAAGTCTATAGAGAATCAAGGTATTACCCTTAAGAGACTTTGCAAAATCCATAAGGAACTTATTTCGTCGGGGATTCTGGCCGAGCCAAGTACACTCATCGGGATAATCAACTCCCTTAAACCCCTTCATGATTTCCTTGGGATACTTGAGAAGAACCCCCTTAATCTTGAGATTTGCAAGATGCCCGTCATCCATCAAACCCCGCATTGTCTCAACTTGAATGATTTTCCCAAAATGCCCCATAATAACGAGACGATTTGTTTGGATATCATCCATCGTTCCCGTGAGACCAAAACGGCTCTTAGTCCATTTTAGACTTTCCATGATGGCTGATAATTCTTTTGCCTTTGCATGATGGACCTCATCGCAAATCACTGTAGGAAATGTCACGTTTGGAAATCTTGAGGCAAGGGTCTGCCAAGTAGAAATCACAAGTTCGGCCGGCTCAAATTTTGTTCCCCCGTACATTTTGCAAACACTACCTTGCCAGCCATAATCATAAAAGTCCTTGAACATCTGGTGCACAAGACCGATGTTCGGTACAATCAAGAGAACGGGTTTTGGAAGAAGTTGGGCAAGATAGTAGGCAATCAAAGATTTCCCCGAACCCGTGGGGCTCACAAGGACAGCCCGGCTTTCGGCGATGGCGCCTCGCACAGCGGCATCTTGATAGTCTCGGGGGTTGTGCCTAGGAGACAGAGAACCAAGGTCTTGGGGCACAGCCACACGGTCATGCGGAGCAATACCTTGATCAAGCAAGTTAAACTCGGGGTCAAGAGCGACCGAATAGCCCCTTTCATCGGCCCATTGGCAAATGTGATGCCGGAGTCCGGTCAGAATCTTTCGGGTCTTGATTGAATAAAGACGAATCTTCCCGTCCCAATAACCTTTCTTAAATTGGGGGGAAAACCTTGCACCGGGCACGTCAAAAGTGTAAAAGTCCGACAACTCCTGTAGGAGCCCGTCATCTTCCGAGTGAACCCGAAGGTAAGAATGGTCAAGAAATTGAAGATAAAAATCTGACTCGTCGCTCATAAGTATCTTTTTCAATTTCAAAAAAGGAAATAGAATGCAGATTAAAGTCGAGATGATTTTAGATACGGATCTACAAGGAAAAAAAGCAGTCCAGAAGTTTATTCAAGAACTTCAAAGCAAAGTATCTATAAATGCTTACGATGGACGCCCCGAATCCCCAGTTGCATCTTTGACCATCAACTATTTGCCAAAGTCTTAACCAATTCCGGCCTTGAACTTTGCATCCGCTATCGCTTGTTGAATAATGAAAGAGCGTTTATGAATTTGGCGTAAAATGTCCCGCAAAGTGTCGCACTTCAGCTTTGCTTTGTCAACCTTATCTTTTATGGCAAGCCAAGCGGGAGAGGCAGCGAGGTAAATCTCGAATTCCCCTCTTTTGTTTAGGGAGCCCTTAGCGGGAAGCTTGTCATACCACTTTAGGGCCTCTTGACGATTTGATGGCCCATTCATGTACATCTCGTAGTGTTCTTTCATCACGATTCCGGCCGCACATTCAAGGTCATTAAAAGCCTGAGTTTCAGCCGTGAAATAGCGTATGTACTTTTGGTGGAGCTTGCTTTCCTCCAAAGCAGAAAGGCCAAGATTCGTTGGCGGAATGTCTGCGTCTTTTTCCCAGATAACCAAAATTTCTTCAAGAGTCATTCAAAACCTTATCCACTAATCTAGTACCACATTTAATACGTAACCTTGGTTTATTACCATAACGCACTTTAAGCCTCGCATTACGGATATACCACCCGGCTGATTCTACCGTGCACCCAATATTCTTAGCAACTAGTTTCTTTGATTTATTGGAATACGAACGTTTTGGGTCCATAAAAAGAAGAGCAACTAGCTCCTTAATATCCCATGATTGTTGAGCCCTAAACAGCATGTCAGCCGTCCAAGCTGTTTTCATTTAATTCATCCCCTAGGTTCTGTGTGGGCACCAGTTTTTTCCTAAGCGCCCACACATTTCTCTGTCAAGGAGAGATTTTCTTCTTGCGCATGTTGGTGCGCAAAAGCTTCTTCATCTCCGCCTGACCCTTTCCCGTAGCAGCATAAGGCCCGAGGTTGGTCTTCTGGACAATCTCAACGGCCTTGTCGATGGAAAGGCCGTTGTCAACCGTCTCCTCCAGAAATTCGAAGATCGAAGTCTGGGCGCCGACCCGGTGCTTACCCTCCTCCTTCTTGGCCCCATTCAGAGCCTGGAAAAACTGATCGAAGGTCACGCTCGACTTCTGGACCATTTCCATTGTGGCGATGGACGTGTCGCCCGTCCTGCCAGCCTGATGGGCCACGGTATAACCGTAGCGATCTGCGATGCTCTTCAACTCCATCGTGTATTCATCCTGGGCCTCGATGTTCGCCCTGTTAATCTGAGCGTTCGTCGATCCCCTCTGTGTGTTCCTCGCCCGCCAAATTCGGTTGGTCTGCTGGGGAGACCTGGACACCACAACCTCGACCTGCATCGGAAGGGGGATCTCCTCCAGGAAAGAGAAAATGCGCCCGTAACCGTTGACGATGGTGTACTTGCCTTTGGCTGGGTGGCCATCCTCGTACTCATGGTAAATGAGTGTCGGGATACCAAAGCCCTCCAGCTCAAACTTCCCATACAACGCCTTGCGCTTCTCGCACCACTTGTCGTTGGTCCTGCGGGATGCCTCTTGCGAGATGTTGTAGAGACGAGTGTGGGCGAGAAGCGTCCGCAGACCCTCTCTGGTCTGGACTTCGTGAAGGTGTGTCCTGGACGGGAAAACTGCTACCGGGGTGTCGTCCTGCGGAGCAAGGTGAAAAACGCCAACGGCGTCACTGATAATCTTCACTGAGAGGTACTCCCATGATGAGGGTTTTCTAGTCGTCCTCCCCAGCTAGGAGCAACTTTGTGGGGGGAAAAGAGTGATGCGACAGCTTACCACAGAAGAGTCCCTTAACTATTAACTGGTTAACAGTCCAATCACCAGACGCAATACGTTTACCCGCTCCATCCCCTACCTACGGTAGCACGAAACCCTGAGAGGGAAAGATTACTAATACAACTAATAATCTTTATAGGTTTCTAGGGATTGACCACACCATTCAAGCCGTATTCCTACCCTGTCTTATATCGGAGACCAGCCGTCCATCCCCCAGATCTTCCATCTGGGTGCCCGGAAAAATGGGCAAAAGGGGTTCAGTTGGGGTAGTAGTGAAACTGGGTCCGGTCAAGAACCTTGAGTCTCGGGTGGGGTAAAATCCCCGGCAAGGTGAGCAACTTTTTAAGGAAGGTTGCTAGTAATTTCCACGGCACTCAATTTTGCGTAAACAAAAGCAGAGCGTACTTTTGACCTTAAACTACCCTCCGAGGAGTTCCTTTAAGGAGTTTTTCTTCCGCCAAACTTTTGTCCAGCGTTCCCCAAGAATCTTGTTGATGGGGTCGAGTAACTTCTTATCACCTTTGGCCAACAACTTCCACTTGAGTTCTAAAAGTTTTTCGTCGTCTTGAAAGTCTAGTAGCATGTTGTCTCTTGACTAGCATGATGGACAAGCGTAGTCAAGATGGCAGTATATAGCTATTCAAGAATTTGGAGAACATCTCATGCGGAGTGTCCTGGTCGCCCTTGCTTTATCTTCTCTCTTTACTCCGGCCTTGGCTGAAGGGGGATATCGATTTAAGTACATCGCCATCATGAGCGACGACCAAGGACAAGAGACAGCTTGGCAGTTTATTTCGGGCGATACTTTTCCAAATCTTGATGCTTGTAAACAATCTCTTAAGTGGGCAAATGATTCTTTCAAGCTTGGAACTGAAAAAAGATATCCGGATGAACATTTGAAGGTTGTTAAGTCTTTTGCATCTTGCTATCCTCAAGACCAGAAGTTGAATTCTCCCTTGTTCCCTATAAAGGAGTAAACCATGCGACGCATTCTTGCTGCCCTTGCTCTTCTATACATGCTGGGAAGCCCGATTTTGGCCCAGGAGCCGGAAGTCCAAGCCGTCGAGGGTAAGTATCGTTTCCAATATGTGCCCGTCCTGACGCATCCTAATGGCGCCGAGAGCGCATTGTACTTCATCTCCCAAGACACCTTTGACAGCTATGCGGATTGTGTGAAGGGAATCAAGCGGTCCGACCGTCTTTTCCGGGATGGGATGATGAATTACCGTAAGATGCCGCTAAAAGGCATTCGGGGTTTTGCTTCCTGCCATGTTGTGGGCCAGGGAAGCTTTGACATGATGTTCCCAGTCGAGGATTAAATGTCTAACGAGGTTATCGTTTTTGTTATTTTTTGCTTCGCCAGTTTATTCACGGCGGGGGTTACTCTTCTCTTTCATGGTTTGGGGGCAAATCTTGAGGTAATCTCAGGAGTCTCCATCCTTGTGTGGACGTGGGTGGCTCTTATTTTAGGCGTTTTGGCCCCGTGGGATCAAGATAATGAGCGGCAATAAAGGGTCGGAGGGCGTCGCCCTTTTGTTGATAATTTTTGTCACCATGATTGTTGGGGGGACTGCCATGATTAATTACGCTCATGGTGGAGATATTTTGTCGATTATCGGGGGTTGCCTTATTGGGTGGCCAATTTTGTTTATTCTTTTTATCAACTTATTTTGGGACTGAATGAGTAAACCAAGAAAAAAGAATTACATAAACAATTCGGATTTGCTAAAAGCGATAATTCGTCATCAGGACAACCTGAAGAAGAATTCGGAGGCTCGCCCGTGTGATTATATCGGGGCGGCCTTCCTACTTCTTGCTAAGAAAATTAGCAACAAGTTGAACTTTTCGGGTTATACCTACAAAGACGAGATGCAATTTGATGCTGTGGAAAATTGTGTGCGGGCTTTGAAGAACTTTAATCCCGACAAAAGCAATAACCCATTTGGATTCTTTTCTACCTGCTGCCATAATTCGTTTATTAGGCGGATTCAGAAAGAGAAAAAAGAGCAATACATAAAGTTGAAGATGACTCAGAACGCTTTCATCTTCCACGACATGGGAAGCTCGGACGATGATCAAGTGGCTTCCCGTGTCATGTATGAGAACAATGACCAGTACATCCAAGAGTTTGAGGCTTCGATGGAGAGGAAGAAGCAGAAGAAGTTGCCAAAACGCATGAAGCGCATGAAAACCAACGGATTAAAGAAGTTTCTATGATGAATCCTGTGATAATGTATGCGTGTTACGTGGGGAAAACTGCGAAAAACACAATAAACTCGATTTTAGTAGCAATAGGTCATGGCGTAAAGGAAAAGCCTGTGACTAGTAGACCTGGATACAAATGAGCCCCATTCTAAAGTTTGTCGCCTATGCGGGCCGGGAGTATGACGGCCGGGTTTCGGGGTCGTGCATATCCCACGAAGATGGGTGCTGGATGCGCTTTTCTCCCGACTTCTCTGAAGAAAGTAATCCAAGCTATTCAATTGATGGACACTTGTATGATTGTGGGGAGGGGGTGGAAAATCGAGGGGGAGGGGTAAACGAATGATTGGTAAAGGAGAAAAAAATGGCTAAGAAAGCAGCCCAACCAAAAACAAAGCAAGGGAAGGCGATGAATAGTACTCAGCATGAGTACTTGATTGACCGCCTGCGGGAAGCTCAAGACGAACTTGAAGCTGGTAATGCCCATGGTACATGCGCCATGTTTGGCCGGATGCAGGATTATTTGAAAACCAATCCCGATGCAGACCTGTATGACTTTGTAGTGTGGATGACCTTAAACGTGGACGACTTCATCGCTTAAAAGGAGCGAGCATGATACTCTTCGCTATGATTGTGGCCGTGAATCTGGCCGATGTCGAGGCATGGAAGATGGCTGATGCTCTCTGTCAGCCGCCGACAAGGGATGAACAAGCTTGCCAGAAGCGAGCCAAGATAGACAAGGCCCTTGTAAAAGCCGGATGGCTCCCCCAGGCCCGTCCCTCGAAAGGACAATACTGGGAAGTTTATTGGACAAAGGTCAAAAATGAAACTTTGGATTGATGATTGCCGGGCGGTTCCGGATGAAAGTTGGACGCTGGCCAAGACGGCTCTTCAAGCTATCTACATCATTACTCATGAGGTTATTCAAACCCATGGGGGTGTTGAGGAAATCAGCTTTGACCACGATTTGGGGTATGACTATGGCTATGACGGCAAGCTGAGCACAGGGGCTTTCGTGGCGAAATTCGTGGCTACTCTTGTGGTGAAGGGAGACATGAAAAATCCCATTTGGCACGTGCATTCTCAGAATCCATGGGGAGCAAATAATATCAAAAATATTTTAATCGACATGGAAAGAGGTAGACTTCCAAGTGAAATGGTGGTGTAATAGCCATAATAGCTTCTGCAAGTGGTTTGGGAAGCAGGTAAAGCTGGATTCTCGGTGGCTGCCGGGGAAGGTATATACGACTTGCGATGCCTTCTGCCCCGGTGGTCGAGGCGGTATTTTGATATGTTGTGATATTGTAGATCTAGATGAGGTTGGTTTGGAGATTGTAAATGACGACGAAGAATTTTCTGCCGCCCCAGATCGAGGGGATGTTGGCTCGCCTTAAGACGGCAAGCGCCACCGAAAAAGAGAATATCTGCATTTCTTTGGAGGCTATTGCCGCCGAGATTACTAAGGAATGCAGCATGGCTCGCAAGTCTATTGACCAAGCTCGACGTAAGGCAGCGGCTCGGAAGGCGTAATGTCTATCTTGATGTACTGCCTCGATAAAGAGGGAGATATTACCAACGTCGGGGATTTGGTTGAAAAGACTGGAGGGGATTACACTTTCCAAGGTCGTATTGTCGTGATTTTTAACAAGTTAGGGGCACCCGACGCAATCCGAGTTGTGGTGGAGGGGAGTGAGGGCCTTCTTCTCATAATGTCCCCAAAGCAGATTCGTCGGGTAAAAGATTATGCGTATGAAGTCCTGCCCCGGACTTCATGTCCGGCCTGCGGTCATCAAAGTCAGCCATGAGAGGATTTGCCCCAAAGATTGAGGTTGTCGATGCTGAAGTAATTGACTACGAAGTTGATTGCGAAGTAGACTACTGCATTGGCACTATCTCAGCCATTTTAGACACGCTCCGGGAAAAGTGTACGCTGGAGCATTATGATTGGATTCGGCGGACTCGTTTAGAGCCGATGATTCGTGGAGAAAAGAAGGGCGATGAAGATTGCCGTCTTAAGTGATATTCATTTTGGGGTTCGCAGCAACTCCCGAGTGTTTCTCGACCATTTTCTTGAATTCTTCAGAGAAGGCGTCGTGAAGCGCAGCAATCTCCTCGGCGTCCGTCATCTTATTATTGCGGGTGATTTGTTCGACCATCGGAAACTTACCAGCACGGATGTACTCCACGAACTTAAGATTCGCTTTTGGCCAGAAGTCTGGGGGCAATTCAACCATGTCTATATCCTTCCGGGAAATCACGATGTCTACCACACTAATACTTTGCGAGTAAATGCGCTAGAGACTTTAGTGCCTTCTCCCCCGACGCCGATTGGCAATAAACTTGATTTGGTTATGGAGCCTGAGGTTTTTGAGTTTGATAATCTCAATATTTTGATGGTGCCGTGGATTTGCGAAGAGAATGAAGAAGAATGTCTCGACGCCATCAGAATCCATGCTAGAAATTCGAATACCAGTCATGTGATTGGGCATTTCCATCTCAAGGGCTTCAATATCGGGACGGGCCAAGTAGCCGAAGATGGCCATGACGGCAACATCTTTGATGGCTATGAGGAAGTTGCGTCGGGACATTTCCACACTCTCTCAGAGCAGAAGGTCGGCCGCCACAAGGGCACAATTGTCCGCTACTTGTCTTGTCCCTATGAGATGACGTGGAGCGATTGGAATGACCCCAAAGGTTTCCACCTTCTAGACACCGAAGATGGGAAGTATACTTTTTATCGAAATCCCAAGCGGCTATTCAATAAGATTCTCTGGACGGCTCCCGAAGACCTTCAATCGGAGGTTGGGCAGTATGCCGGCACCTATTGTCGAGTGATTAGAGATCCTCGGGCCAGCCCCGAGCGATTCAACACTTTCATCGAGGATCTGGAAAAGGTGGCCCTTGATGTCAAGGTGGTCGAGCAGACGACCCAAGTTCTTTCATCTAAGGAGGAAACTACGCTTGAGATTGCTGATACTGATGATGTGTGGACACACCTAAAGACTTGCATCAAAGAAACGACTACGGTAGACCAGGGCAAGCTTGAAGCTCTTTTCGGAGAGCTATACAAAGAAGCTCTCTTGAGGCAAGCATGAGTAAAGCTTGGTGGGACCCTTCGGACGAAGAAGTGGCCGAAAAACAAAAAATATCGAATGTGACTCGTTTCGAAGTTATTGACGAAACGGGAAGAATTTATACCATTTGTGGTTGTAAACTTGAATTGTCGTGGCAAGATAATGCCAGCACCTTAAAGGTATTTGTGAAAAGTGCCCCCGAAAGATACAAAAAGAAATAACCACACCGTAGTTTTACGGATTCTTCGGTACATGAATTTTCTAGCATCCGGAAACTATTGGACCGAGATAAACTTTGAAGACGCTAGAACCCAGCTTGTCGTGGGTGAGAATGGGGCCGGCAAGAGCACCTTTATGGATGCTTTGTGCTTTGTCCTTTATGGCAAAGCTTACCGGGATGTCAATCTTCCCCAGCTAGTAAACTCCATTAACAAACGAAATATGCTTGTCGAGCTTCTTTTAGAAGTGAGGGGAAAGCCTTATTTGATTCGTCGAGGGAAATCTCCCGATGTTTTCGAGATTTTTGAGATTGAAAACGAAACCCCAAAGATGGTGGATAAGCGCACCGGCAAGGATGAGTATCAAACTTTCCTTGAAGAACAACTTCTAAAGCGCAACCACAAGACCTTTTGCCAGTCTATCGTCCTTGGAAGCACCAATTATGTTCCTTTCATGAAGCTCAGGGCGGCCGACCGGCGAGCTGTTGTGGACGATTTTCTTGATATCCAGATTTGCACGGTTATGAATGAAGTCCTCAAAGAGCAGATGAAGGGGATTAATTCGGCGGCCCAGAGTCTTGTTAATAACATCTCCAAACTTCAGGGGCAGCTTGAAGTCCATAATAAGTGGGTGGCCGATTCCAAGAAAGTTTCGGGAGATTTGATTACCGAAAAAGAAGGGGTGTGGACCGAAATTTCGGCTAGGAATCTGGCCCAAGAAGAAAAAGCCAGGGTGCTTATTGAAAAGACGATAGTCATTCAAGAAGAAATGAAAAAGTGGGGGAGCCCGGATAAGAAAGTTAATCAATATAGCAACCTTCTTGACCAGTTGCGGGGAAAAGCTCAAGAGCTTAATCGAGAGATTGACTTTTATCGCAAAAACGAGGTTTGTCCCACTTGTCATCAGACTATCACTGATTCTTTCCGAAACGTTGCTATCGAAAGGATAACGCAAAAAACGGCCAAGAATGAGGATGCTCAAGTTGAGTTGTTGGGGTACTTGGAAGCGGCTAAGGAAGAGTTGCAGGGATACCAAAAGGCCGCTTCTGAGCATCAGCGGATAGCTCAAGAAAGGGCTAGTGCCGAATCGGAGGCAAGACAACTTAAGTCTCAGATGGATTATATTAGCAAGGAAATCAGGAAAATGAGGGCGTCGCTTGAAATGGAAGCGCCCACGGCCGAAATAGAGGCCCTACAGCGGGATATCGAGCTGCAAGGCACCAATCTCCAGAAAATCCAAGAAGAGCTGTCAGTGGCCAACGTTGCCGCTGGAATGCTTAAGGACGGGGGAATCAAAGCCCGGATAATCAAGCAGTACGTCCCCATCCTTAATAAACTGATTAACCAATACTTGGAAGAGCTTGACCTTTTCTGTGATTTCCAATTTGACGAGAACTTCAGTGAAACTCTACTATCCAGGTACCGGGACAACTTCAGCTATGGAAGCTTCTCCGAAGGACAGAAAGCAAGAATCAATCTCGCCATCCTTTTTGCGTGGCTGGAAGTCATCCAAGCTCGCAAGAGCACTAGTTTCAATTTGCTGGTCTTGGATGAGATTCTTGATGGCGCACTTGATTACGATTGCCTTGATGCTTGCGTGCGTATGTTCGTTCGTGAAGCTTCCAAGCGAACCATTATGGTTATTTCTCCTAAGCCTGCTAATTGGCGCAATTCTTTTGAAAAAACTTTGAAATTCAAACTTGAGAAGAACTTTAGTAGATTGGAGGTTTCATGTTAGGACCGAATAAACTCCTTTGGGAAGAGTATGGAAGTTGGTGGTATCGGAACCGCCACGGTAAAGAGGTTGGGCCGTTTCTTCTCAAGCAACTAGCTGTCAATGCTCTCAAGCAATATCTTGAAGAACAAAGGGACTTGACTGTCGAGGAGAAACAAAGTACATTGATGGCGTTTTTGGCTAGTACTAAAGGATAATGGATGCTTGGACCGAGAGAGAAATCTCAGAAGTTAGCGAAATTTTTGCGTATTCCTGTAGTAAAGAAGAGACACTGGGCTCGCATGGAGGATCGGGCAGCCCGTCGTCTTAAGGATTCGGTTGAGAGGGATAAATTCTGGAGTTTTCTCTTAGATAATGCCCCGGATGGGACGCCACTTCGTCTAGTGCAGAAAGAATACCTGAAAGGCTCGAAAGTTGAGCCGCACAAGAGGGGAACGAAATGAACCTTAAGTCCATAGCTTATGGTGTCGTCGCTTTCGTGCTAGTGGCTTCGGCCCAAGGTGTTTACAAGCACTATAATCCTGAGCCGGAGGCGGTATTTGTTGAGCCCCCAAAACATTTTACGCCGCCCCCGGCGCTGAAAGCTCCTGAACCGGAACAAGTACCAGCACCAAAAGTTCCCGAACAGGAACAAATGCCCCAAAAAGGGCCGGAAGCTGCTCCTCAAGTTCCCGAACAGGAACATGCTGAAGAGGAAGAAATGCATGTGGAGAAGGACGAAAGCGGTTCTTTTACGGCCCCGGCTGTCCGGATTCATGCCGACAAGTGCACGCCCGAGATTAACAAGCTGATTGCGACTTCTCCTTTGGCAGCGTGGACTGAGGCCACAATGAAAGCCAGGGGCAAAGAGAAGTTTTTCCGAGTGTGGCTTGATTGCGAGTCGATGGTGTTGTCGATTGCTATTGCCGTGCACGAATCTCACCATTTGCTTTCGCAAGACGCCTATCAGTTGGCTAACCACACCAAAGTGCCCCGAGTTGAGGGAATCCGCCCTCGCCCTGACCGCCTTCTTCGTAAGGACTTTCCTAAGGAGGATGGCTATGCCGACACCTATCTAAAGAGTGGCAAGAACGCCGCCACCTCTCATGAGGATTTCGAGTTTATTTTAGACGAGTTGAATGCGTATGCGATTGATACGCTGTTGAGCTTACAGCTTAAAGACCATCTCCAGTTTGATAACTCGTATCGAGATGGCCTTGCGGCCCTGATGATGATGACGATGGATTTTGTCAAGAAAGTAGACCGTACTACTCGGGGGCAGTTGCTATATCATCGTCGGACTATGGAGGCTCTGTGGTCACAGGCTGAAGACCACTTTATTCAGGCTTGCCAAGTGAAAGACTTCTCGCACAATGATAAGTTTTATCGGGATTTTCTTTTTAACCCCGCAAATCATTCTGGACTAGAGGAAGTTCTTGGGCGTAAATTGCGGCTACCAGCTACTTGCACGCCTTCGGCGGCCGAAACACTAGGATACCAAGGTGCCACAAACTGATTTGTTAGAACTGGCACCAACTAAAACTCTGAAGTTGGTGCCGGAAACTGACCCGATTTTACGGCGTAAGGCTGAGAAGTTTGATTTTCAGAACCTTCCGATTCATCCGGAGGAGCTTGCTCGGCAATTGGCCGACACGATGGTCGAGCTTAAGGGTCTTGGTCTTTCGGCTTGCCAAGTTGGCCTGCCCTATAATGTTTTTGTCATGGGTTCGGGGGGTGGCAAGGTCTATGCTTGCTTTAACCCCCGAATCGTGAATTACGACCCTCGCAAAGTTAAGCTCAATGAAGGGTGTCTTACTTTCCCCAACGTTTTCATTGAAGTGGAGCGGTCGGCGGCTATCAAGGTGCGATTTACCCATCCCAGTGGAGAGACGGTGACTGAGACATTTGCTGGTCTCACGGCTCGCATATTCCAGCACGAATACGACCACCTACAGGGCGTTCTTTTCAAGGACAGGGTGAGCCCTCTTACTTTCGATATTGCTCGCCGCAAGGCTCGTAAGGCTATGCGGCAAGGAAAAGGTATTAAACTGGAGTATAACCCTCTTGGGAATTGAGCATATCGGGGGTATACAAAATGAGTGGTATACCCCTAAAGAAATTGCTGATTTAGTCCACGAAGTTTTTGGTAAAATTGATTTGGACCCAGCTTCTTGCGAAGAAGCTAATAAATTTGTTCGGGCTGAAGTATTTCACACCAAAGAAAATTCTGGGCTTGAAAAATCCTGGCATGGGAGGGTATTCTTAAATCCTCCTTTCGAGGGAGCTTTGATTAAACGATTTGCTACGAAATTGTCTGCTGAGTATTTGTCGGGTCGCACAACCGAAGCAATTTTTCTCACCCACAACTGTACAGACAGTGCGTGGTGGCATTCGGTGGCTGGTGTATCTTCGGCGGTGCTTTTTATCAAACGCCGAGTGCACTTCTGGAATCCCTCAGTGCAGAAGAATGCCCCCGCAAGGGGGCAAACGATTTGCTATTTGGGAATTTCTCCCAAAAAGTTTATTGAGAAGTTTTCTCATATGGGCCTTATTATGTTACCGCCCAAGAAAGGAAGTATGTTCGATAATGCGATTTGAAATTTGGACCGACATTCCAGAAAGCTGGATTCATTCTATCGACGGCAAAATTAGTCGAAAGATTTTAGAAACTAGCGAGCAAGAAACTTATGTGGCTTCTCGTTTGTGGCCAAATACTTTGCAAGAAGATGTTAAGCAAGGTTTTGGGGTTTCGGGGGACAAGTATATTCCTGACGTTGGAAAGGTGGAAATTAAACACGATTGGAGATCTTTCGAGACCGGGAATGCTTTTTTTGAGGTTTGGAATTCCCACCAAAATAAGCCTTCGGGTCTTTCAGCTGCGGTTCAGCAAAGGGTAGCTGAATGGGTTCATGTAGTTTTTGATAAAAGATATCGAGCCCACATTTTTGTGGACAATCCTTATCATCTTATGAAGTGGGTTGAGAACAAGGAAAATCATGTGCGGTTTTTATCGAAGTGCGGGGACAACAACTCCGATGGATATTTGGTTAAGGTGGATAGATTGATGGAGAGGTTTCGTGTCCAAGGATGAATTTCCCCCGGACGAGTTTCTTGATTTCATAAAGAAGAAACGGCCGGATTTGAGGATTGAGGGGCAAGAGATGGCAGATAATCTGTTTAAGAAAAGTACAGTAGAAGTTGATACCGTGCGTTATGAAAAGCCCCAGGACTTTCCTTGGAAGTATAGCGAAGGCAAGATTCTGTCTGAGCTGGAGAAGTACCTAAGGGGCACCTACGGGGAGCATTATGTCTCCGGAGGACCGCAGGGCGTCCAGGAATTCGACGTGATGGAAGCTGATGGGGAGCTTGGCGTGTTCTCTAAACAAAGCGCCCGAAAGTATCTCAGAAGATATGGGCGCAAAGATGGTTGTAATCGTAAAGACCTTTTGAAAGTCCTTCATTATACCATTATCCTTATGTATCTAAATGAAAAAGAAGCAAAGTAAGTTGTTTTTCGAAAACAAGTATACTAGGTGGTACTATTCTTTGATTGCCACGGCATGTGCTCGGGGCAAGCTAGATGGTTATTGTGAAAACCATCATATAGAACCAAAATCCTTGGGCGGAAGCGATTTTATAGAAAATCTTGTTTTCGTTACCCCAAAAGAACATTTTGTGCTTCATCTTCTTTTACCAAAAATGTGTGTAGATGTGATACATCGTCGCAAGATGTATCATGCTCTCCACTATATTTCTGGTGGTAGAATGAGTGAGATGAGATATACATCTAGGTTACACGATTTTTTTCGTAGAAAATATGCTCGGTTTCTAAAAGAAGCCCATCATAACAAAGGCAAAAAGATTCATTCTCCAGAGAGTCGAGCTAAGATGTCAGCAATTAGAACTGGCCGAAAGCAATATACCAACGGCTCTGTAAACATTATTATCTCTGGAGAGCCACCAGAAGGCTTTTGGCATGGCAAAGTTCTGTCTGATGCACTTATGCTTGTGCTTACAGAAAATAATCCAACTAAACGACCTGAAGTGAAAGCAAAGCTATCGGCGGCTTGGGCAGCTAATACAGAACGTAAAGAATGGCTTGTCGCTCGTAATAAGAAAGGCTCAAGAGCTGTTGTTGCAAATGGGGAGTTTTTTCCTTCCATATCGGAGTGTGCTAAATACTTTGGTATGGATGGAGGTTCGGTGAGGCATCGCTGCAATTCATCAAAATATATTACATGGTATTACAGAGATAAGGAGAATATTGGTGGAAATCAAAATTTCGAGGGAAGAACTTCAAAAGCGTAGTATCTTCCTCGGCCTCCCATGTTATGGGGGCATGTGTGGGGCAAATTTTACTAAGGCTTTGATGGATTTGAGCGCCGTTTGCACGGCGCACGGTATCAAGATTCAGGCGTATTTCCTGAGTAACGAGAGCTTGATTACCCGAGCCCGCTCATATATTTCGGAAGTCTTTTTGCAATCAGATTGCAGTCATCTGATGTTCATTGATTCTGATATCAGCTTCAATCCAAAGGATGTGCTCACCCTTCTTGCTCTGGCTAGCGACGACTCACCCTACGATGTGATTGGCGCCGCCTATCCTAAGAAAACTATCGCTTGGGAGAAGGTGAAACAAGCCGTCGATAAAGGTATGGGTGATGAGAATCCGAATCTTCTTGAGCTGTTTGCCGCCGATTTTGTGTTCAATCCTAAGCCAGGGGTCGAGCGCATTCCCCTCAATGAGCCGGCCGAAGTGCTGGAAATTGGCACGGGCTTCATGATGGTGCAGCGCCGAGCCTTCAAGCTTTTCGAAGACTATACCAAGGGTAAGTACGAGTTTACTCCTGATCATGTTCGCTCAGCTCACTTTGACGGGCACAAGAAAATTCAGCTTTATTTCCAGGCTGAAATCTGCCCGACATCCAATCGCTACCTGTCGGAAGATTACTTTTTCTGTCAGCAAGTGGTAAAAGGGGGAGGACGGGTCTGGATGTGCCCGTGGATGGGTCTGGAGCATATGGGAAGCTACTTCTATAAAGGCTCGCTGCATCAGCTAGCGCAGATTGGCGCCAGCCCCACAGCTAATCCTGACGAGTTAAAGCATAAGAGGTAAGTAGGTGTCTTTCAAGCCGGCCCCGACTAAAATGAAGGATACAAAGGCTCCTTCACTTATTGAGATTATCGAGAGAGTGGTGGCGTTGGTCGAGACCGGTAAGACTGATTCTATTGAGATTTTGCATGAGCTAAAGTCGATGATACCTGATGAAATTCTCCCCAAAGAAGATGGAGATATCCTAGTGTATTATCACAGCAAAACATTCTTGCCGTATTTGGAGTTTCCTGTCCGTCTTGATTTGGGGTCTATAGTAAAACAGAGGTAAAAATGGCTCTTAAACCTGGACAGCAGCGCCGTCCGGAACTTTCCTTGAGCCAATTCAAGGAGAAGGTTACGACTAAGCGTAAAATTGAAAATCTTCAAAAGAAACAGCAAGAGTCTCCTAAGGAGGAGAGCAAAGAGCTTGTGGTGGCCAATACCGAGCCCCAGTTGCTAAACACCGGGGGGTATAAGGCGAAACAGCGCCCAGCACGGGAGAATCTTCCTCCGGAGAAGGTCCAGGAAATGCTTGACAACCACACTGAAATCTTAAAGAAGCATGAGCCAAAGATTCAGGAAAGACTACGGTTTCTTCAAAAAACAAGGTCATAAACTTTCGGGGTAGATTTTTCGGTTTTTCTTTGGTATCAAGGTCTAGAGATTATCTGGTGATGAGGGAAGTTTTATGCAGTTGTCCGAGAAGACAATTTCTGTTCTGAAGTCGTTTATTACGATTAACCCCGGTATCGTGGTCAAGAAGGGCAATGTTCTTCGGACCCTAAACACCGGCAAGTCGGTGTTTGCCAAGGCTACTTTGGACCAAGAGTTCCCCAAGGATTTCTCGATTTATGAGCTTGGGCGGTTGCTTGGGATGCTTTCTCTTCGAAAGACTGCCGATGTGGAGTTCAAAGATGACCACCTTGTCATCTCCGAAGGCAATCGTCGGACGAAGTTTCAGTACTCTGATTCCGAAGTGATTGTTCATTCGGAGAAAGAAATCAAGCTCCCTTCGGTGGATGCTGATTTTAAGTTGGCCAGGGCAGACCTTGAGGAAATTCTCAAGGCTCAGCGTCTTTTAGGGGTCAAGCAGATTGTGGTTGCTGGGAACGGAGAGAAGATGGTACTCCGGGCCACCAACATCCGCAATGAAGTCGAAACCCATGAGATCGAAGTTGGGGTGACGAATAAGAAGTTCCAAGCTGTTTTTGAAGCCGAGAACTTCAAGCTTATTCCGGCTGATTATGATGTTGAAGTGACTGAGGCCGGTTATGCTCATTTCTCCAATAGCGAGGAAGGTCTCGATTATTTCATCTCTCTTGATGCCGAGACTTCCAAGTTTTGAAAGGATAGATATGTCGCTTACAACTTATGTACTTGTTCTGGTTTTCACCCTTTATGGTCAGACATCAGTCAAAGATGTCTATGAATTTCCAACCATGGCTCTGTGCCAGGAAAATCTTGTAAAGGTGGAGGCGCAATTTCCGGCTGGGGCGCTCTTACCAAGCGGTTATTACGAGTGCCGTCCTAGGGATGTGCAAGCTCCGGATAGGGAGCAACAGCAATAAAAGAACCCGAGCCAATTCTAGACAAAAGCTCGGTAGACCCGTAGCTCAAAATGGGTAGAGCGCCCCTGACGTTGGGGTGGTTGCAGGTTCGAATCCTGTCGGGTCGCTTTTTTTGGAGGGATTATGAGCATTGTGAAATCTGTTGTTTGGGCCGAAAAGTACCGTCCAAAGACGGTTGATGAGGCCATCCTTCCTTCTTCTATCAAAGAAGGGTTTAAGGCGATGGTCAAAGCAAAGGCCATCCCTCACCTTATTCTTCATGGCGGGCCGGGTATCGGCAAGACAACGGTGGCCCGAGCCTTGCTTGATCAGATTGGCGCCGATGTGCTCAAAATCAATGCTTCTAGCAAAGCTGGGCGAGGTATTGATTCGATGGCAGAGATTGAGCAGTTTGCCAGCACAATGAGCTTTGGCGGCGTGCGCAAGGCTGTCATCCTGGATGAGGCCGATAGCCTTACTCGGGATGCGCAGCGTTCTCTGCGGGCCATGACTGACCAGTTTGAAAAGAATTGCAGTTTCGTCCTTGCTTGCAATTATGCCAATGACCTTATCGAGCCCCTTCACTCCCGATGCACCAAGATTGCCTTCACTATTCCCCCGGCTGAAAAAGAGGGCCTTATGGTGGCCTTTCATCAACGGGCTGAGAAGATTTTACAGGCCGAGGAAAAGGATTATGACCCTTCCGTAGTGGCTCAAATCATCATGAAGTTCTTTCCGGATTGGCGCTATATCCTGAATGAATTGCAAGATGCAGCGGGCAAGGGCAAGGTCGATACTGGGGCGCTTGCCCGTATCGAGACAAACCTTGATGGGGTTATCGGTTTCGTCAAGGAACAGAAGTTCACGGACATGTGCAAGTGGGTGGCCGATAACGCTTTCCTCGACCGTCGAGCTTTCTTCACCGCTCTTTTTGACCAGTTGCCCCCAAGGCTCACTCTTTCGGGAGCTGGGCAGGCTATCGCCTACCTTCACAAGTATGACTCCGAATCAAGCCACGTCGCCAACTTCCAAATCTCTATGACGGCCTGTCTGTTCCACCTGATGGGTATTCTCAAGGGAGAATGGAAGTGATCCTTGGAGCAGTAAGCTCCTTTATCCCTGATACCCGGAAAAGAAATTATGTAAGGGTATATGCGATATTTGGTTTGATTCCGTATCTTATTTTGAATAGCTCATACTGTTTTATTTTTTTGATATTCATGGGTCAAATTTTTGACGGGGCGGCTCGATGTTTCTGGAAAGATTAAAGTTTTGGGATAGTTGTTGGTATTGTAATAAGCTTTTTTGGTTTCGAAAAAGAGAACTTATTAAAGTCAAGGTGTTAGACGGCGAGATAGAGATGCACTTTTGTAAAGGATGCGCCGAAATAGTTTATGAGATAGAGAGCCATGAAAAAACACGATATTCGGAGCGTGCTGGACAATACATCGGCGAAGACGGAAACGACGAGTGAGCACGTTACAGAGTTTAGCCCTTGGCGCTATCTTGATTCTATTGTCATGGGGACAGGGGGTGATCTTACTAGCGATGCTCTCTTTCACCGAAAGCCTGATGACGGGGGTTATAATCCTTTCCTTGTCAATAGCATGCTTTCTCGCTACCCCGACACTTTGCCTTTTGCTTATGCCATGAATCGGGCCATCGTGAATGGCCTAAGTTGGAAAAACCATTACCTTTATCTCTACCATGCCATTCCTAAAAAGAAGCGTTGGTCGGGTCGCATGAGCAAGGCTAAGCGGACAGACGACAAGATTGTCGAGGCCATTTCCGAGTACACTAAAGAGAATAGTGTAAGGGCTCGGGAGTACATGAGATTCTTGAGTGAGGAACAACAAAAATTGATTTGTGACGCAAAGGGTGGCGTTAAACGAAATGACGCAAAAACAGGATGACATTTTCCGTAGCCTAGGGGTCGAAGTAAAGTTCAAAAACCCGAACGACTTTCACAAAGTCAAAGAAACTTTGGAGAGAATTGGCATTCCCAGTCGCAAAGGGAAGATTTTATATCAGAGCTGCCATGTCTTGCATAAGCAAGGCCGATATGCCATTATGCATTTCAAGGAACTATTTTCCCTTGATGGCAAGCCCAGTAATTTTGATGAAGAAGACAAAGCCCGGCGCAATACTATTGCCACTCTCTTAGAGGAGTGGGGTTTGGTGAAGGTGCTGGAGCCGGAGAGGATTGAAGAACCTCGCTCACCTTTAACACAGCTAAAGATTCTTAAGTTCTCGGAAAAGGCCGAGTGGGAATTACAAGCAAAGTATACTATCGGAAAGAAGCGAAGGGAATTCTAAGATGAGTGGTGTAGAAGATATTACGAATAAACTATGGAAAGTGCAGCATCTTCAACATCGGGTTGTTGGCATCTCGGGCATTGCTCAGATTCATCATGAGTGCGCCATTGTCGCTGATAATGGTAGTAAGATAGCTGCGATTAGTCTTGAATTTCTTGGATTAGAGCCCTTGGTGCAGGCTGAGGCTGAGTGGAAGTTGGCCGAACATGTAGCCGAGGCCCATAATACTTGGCTTGCTATGAAAGGCCAACCGGTTCTTGAGAGGAAGCCGAGAGAAGAGTTGACCTCTGTTGCTGAGAGGCTTACTAATGGGAATCGAGGTAAGTGGTTTACCGATGGAACCAGGGACGTGAAGGCAAAGGATTGCCCGCCCGGTTTCCGCCCCGGTCGCAGTGGCGCCTTTAAGAGAAAGAGTGTAGGTCATGAAGAAGCCCCGCAAGCCCAAGATGCCCAAAGCCAGGAGCCTCAACACCAAGTTCAAGCCGAAAGTGTTGGTGCCGAAGACAGAGTACAAGCGGTCCCTTTCTCGCAAACTGGAGAAGGATGGTATCGACCATAACTAAATGGACAAAGGCGAAAAGCTCTTAGAATCCTTCGCTAGGAGAGATGATTCGGAGCTTCTTGACGCTTACGATGCCGGAGAAGTTGTTTCCTTCGTAGTCCCCTTTTTGGGGGATTACGTTATTCATGTCATGAAAGAAAACCTCAATCAAGATATCGAAGATTGGTTTTATGTCAGTGCCGACTATCAAGATTCAATGATCAAAAGGATTGAGGTTCTTTTGGACCATTACGGGGATTATCCACCGATGACACCGGGAGAAACTGCTGACATGGTTGTTATCGCCCGCTCATGGCTTGCCTATGAGTTGTTGTATGGAGTGGGGGAGAGATATCTTCGAAAGACCATAAGTCGAGAAAACTTCAGTAAGCATCTTGAAAGGAAGAAAACATGATCGACAGCCTTAGACATTTGCAACTTTTGGACTCTTTTAAGGAGCGCCTTGACAACTTCATTCGGGCTCATGTGGAGAAACTGAGTTTTGATAAGGCTCAGTATGATATTGAAGTATCAAAAGATGAGCCCGGTGGCCACACAAAGTACACCATCAATCTTCAAATTACCGATTACGGCCAGCAAGTTGTCCAACTCACTCCCCGCCATGATGGATTCAGTATCAATGTCCACGTTGTCGAGAAGGGAAAGAAGACCATTCCTCAATTTTTGATTTCGATGTTCCACGAAGACTTGCTTGGGGAATACTTGGATAACTCGGTGCCGGAGGTACCGGAGGGAAACGACCACAGCCACACGACGAAATAAGTCTAGAGGGTGGCTGGCCGAAAACTAAGACATTCTTTTCGATTGTCGGGTTTATCTTTTTGGTTTGGTTGGCAGCTGTGGGGCTGATGCTCACTATGGCGGGGGTTATCTATGGAATTATTATTTTGAACTTGCTTAGTCTCCTCTGATGGGTTAAGACTGGGCCGCAACCATTATCCGGGGGGTTGGTGACTGGACTGACCCCTTTGAAGACAGCTTGTGACAACCGTGGGTTTGGTTGTGTGTGTTGGGATTAGACCGCATCGTCTGTAGCTTCGACGGAAGTCTCCAGCTCAAGGGCTCCGGCCCCAATGCTCAGTATGGGTGGATGACCAGTGATTGAGCCCTATGCAAACGGTGTGAAAATGCTTCAATATGTGACTGGAAATCTTCTCGACACGTCGGACCCATATATCGCTCACGGATGCAATTCTTCGGCCCGCATGGGAGCTGGCGTCGCCTTGCAAATTGCGAGGCGGTATCCTTGGGTGGCGGAGAAGTTCAAAGAGACGTATAAGTGGGAAGTTGGCTTTCATGGGCGGGGCGACGGTTTGCCGCTTGGGGCGGTATATGAGTATTCCCAACGAGACGCCCCTTATCGCATCCTTAACCTTATTACTCAAAGGGGCTATGGGCGGGACGGCAAGAGATACTTGTCATATGATGCCCTAGATGACGCATTCCGGGCTGTGCGCAAGAAGATTGGAACCGCCCGACTCTCTATCCCCCGGATTGGCGCCGGGCTTGGTGGGGGCTCCTGGGTCATTGTAGCCGCCATTATTGAGGAGAACTTTCGGGACAGCGTTGTGACTGTGTGGGACTTGTCATGAAGTACGAGCCAAAGAAGTGCACCAACCCAAAATGTGATGGCTACTACTGCCAAGAAAGCTGGGATTGGAATTGCGTTGTTTGCGGGAGGGGTGGCCAGCCTTTCTTGACTTCTCCCGGTCCCCAAGGGCAAGTTGGATGGCTTCCTAAGACCAAGGGAGAAAAAATCTGGGCCATCAATAGGCTCTTCGAACGCTGTGGCAAGTCTGTCTTAGGAGTTGTCAAGTGAGGCGAGCAGCAAGACGGCGGCGGTGTAAAGAAAAGCGCCGGCTCAAGAGAGCCCATGCCGAGTTGTGGGATCTCATGGTCGAGGAAGTTCGAAATGAGCTAAACCAGGAAATCGTCAATTACGTGTCGGGTACAGGCCCGGCCCCAACTCCGATAACCTTTACCAAAGAAGGTATCGAGACACTCTGGAGTAAATGGGCTAGATGAAGATTCACTGGGCTAAAAATCCTCTTGAAACCGAGGTTGAGCTTGATACTCCGCAAGAGGAACTTCTTGTGAAGGCACAACTTCGGGTAGATGAATTGAAGTACGTCCTTGGGGACATAGAGTTGGCGGTCGAGGACAATAATAAGATTGAAGACGCCATAGAAAATGTCTTTTCGGTTATTGCAAGGGCTGACGACCTTGTTCCGGCTTTTCGTAATTCTTTGATGGGCTCCCATCTGGGCGATTGTGTTTGTATAGCTGCCTCTTGCATCAAGTGTCGAACCGAGAGATTCCTGGGCATAAACACTATCAGGGGTCTCAACAAGCATGCGGGGGATGCTATAGCTGGGGCCTTTATCAAGGCAAAGTTCGAGACAAATGATGGTCATGACTATGACCTTAAGAAAGCCTTGGACTATCTGAAAAACTATAATCCGGAGACGGATTCAGATATTGCCAAGAATCTTGAGAAATATTCTTGGTATAGAAAATTTTTCCCCGAATGGAAGAAGGCTTCTAACGAAGCTTACGAGTGGTTAAAAATTTATCAGGAGCGACACTATCCCGACTATGACCATGTTAAAGAAGACTTGGAAAAAGATTTGCGGTTGGTTTACTCTCTCTAAAAAGAAAAAAGATGTTACTAGACAATTCTATACTATGCCAGATGGGAGAAAATTTCGGGTCGGGGGGTGTATTCGGCCAGGGACAAGGCGACGGAAATAACCCGATGAAGGAGGATGACCCGCCTCTAAAGATTGTCTATGTCAGTGATTTGCATCTTGAGATAAATGGATGGAACAAGGATTCTGGTACAGCCAAGGGGTTTGAACCGGGAGATGTTCTTGTCTTGGCTGGAGATATTATTCCGGCTGCTTATATTCTTCCTCACCGTACCGACCCCGAAGCCCGCAAAAAGAAGTCATCGGTGAAGAGGTTTGCCAAGCAAATTTTTCCTCAGTATCGAAAAGTTATCATGATTATGGGCAATCATGAGCACTATCATTATCGATATGAAGAAACTTATGATTCTTTGAAAGAGTGGTGGTCTCAGTGGCCCCAGATTTCTTTTGTGGAAAATGAAGTTGTGATTTTTGAGGGGGTGCGTTTTCTGTGCGCAACCCTTTGGACGGACATGGATGGAGCTAACCCCATTGCTATCCAAACTTGTGGATCTGGGATGAATGATTACCATTACATAAAGAGCGGTCTTGACTTTCGCCCGATTCGGCCGGACTATACCATTCGCCGTCATAAGGTATCCATGGAATTTTTGGAGGAAAATCTCGCAAAAGAGTGGGATGGGGTGACAGTTCTGGTCACGCATCATTCGCCGACTAACTACGGCTCAGCTCCTCAGTTTAGGGCCGGAAGGGGGTTAAATAGTGCGTACTATACTTCCCTAGAGGAGTGGATTCTTGACCGGCCACAGATTGCCGCATGGGTTCACGGACACACGCATTACACGCACACTATGCAGGTGGGCTCTACTTGGATTGTCGCTAACCAACTGGGGTACTATCTTGAGGGAAGGCGTTATTATGACTTTGCGGGCGACTGCTGGCTTGAGGTTAGGGATGTCAATGGTGAAAAGAGGGTGGTGCCTTGTCAGCGGCAAAAATAAAAACTTCTGAGATTGCCAAAATTTCGGAAGTTGTCCAACGTTACCTCAGTCTTCGGCAGCAAATTTTTGAGTTTCAAGGTGTCCACGGAAAACGGGGCTCTCGCCTTGTATATCGACAAGGCGACGACGAGTACACTTTCAATCATTTCAGTTTGGAAGTGAAGAATTTTTTGCATTCACATTTTCATAGCCTGTCCCGAGAGGCCGATAATCTTCGTAAGGAAATTGAAGATGCCGGATTTGAATGCGATATCTGAATATCTTGGCGGCTCTCGGAATTTTGGCCATGGCAAGATCTGTGAATGTTGTCTAAAACCTATCGATGACCTTGCTGGTAATCCTGGAAAGTGGGGAAGTCGTTCTGGTGATTTTTGGTATCACTGGTCTTGCATTCGCAAGGCCGTGGATTATTTTGTGAAGTATACAGAAGGTACATACTTGTCTCCCCGAGACCCCGAATGGCCCAACAAAGACGAATCATGATGCATCAGTGGATTTTCCTTGCGGGGGCGGTGTGTTTCATGGTAGGCACGATTCTCCAAATGCTAGGATGGTAACATGTACGTTGTTGTTCACGACTTCCAAGGGCCAAACCAGACGCCGGGATGCGAGACCTATCAGCATCTTCACCAAGCTCTGGAAAGGATAATGTTGGTGGCGACTTGCACTTGCAAGTCGGACCCCTTACTTCTAGACACCAACTCTCTTGAAGGGGGGGTGGCATGGAATGGGCGGCACTGGAGTCCTGTCCTTCCCGAGACCAAGGTGGAATGGCTCCAAAGGCTTAAGATAGCTGTGTGAGGTAGGACTATCATGCCGTACTTCTTCTTCGGCTTTTTTGTTGGGGTTTGGTGGGCGTGTCTTGAAAGTGAGAAGCCCCGCCCCCATCGTTATTCGAGGCCAACTCTAGTGCACTCACGATGAAACCCGAAACCGTTAAAGTTGTAGAATCCAAGGATGAGTTCGGCGACTTTGTTCGTGATCATCCTTCTTTTGGTGTCATTGGTGCCAGCCGATGCTCAGGGCGAGTTACCCTAGCGGGTTCGTCCTTGAAGCACCATGGCTACATCACGATTCGCATTAACTACGCTCGGGAGCGGGTTTCCCACACTCATTCGACCTTCATGGCATCGAACCGTCTTGAGGCATGCATCGCCGAAGTGGCGCTGTCCGAGGCTCAGTGGGCATCCTTCGTGTCAACCCTGAATGTCGGTTCGGGCGTGCCTTGCACGGTCGAGTATGCTAAGGACGGCAAGATCAAGAGGCATCCATATATCGAGGATGAATCTTTTAACGAGCGCCGGGAAGCTGACATACGCCGTAAGACGGCCGAGATGCAAGCGCAGTTAAAAAGAGCCGTGGGCGCCTTGGACGAGCTTCTTAAAGAAAAAACTATCTCCAAAAAGAAGCTGGCCGAAGTGCGTAGTTTGTTTACTCAGCCAGTAGATAATGGTCCGTCTAACATGGAGCATATCGCTAACATGTTGACTGAGCATAAGGACAATCTTCTGGAGTCGGCTAAAGCCGAAGTTGCGTCCATGGTAACTCGTATGCACATGGAATTTCCCGGAGTGTCTAAGGGAATTGAATTTGATAGCTCCGGGGATGAAGAACAGGCCCGGCTAGAGTACGTCACAGAAAATGGGGAGAGAAAATGACTGAGGTTGAAGCCCTGATATATGCTATCAAGCATTTGAAGGACTCAATCGTTGCAAATCCGGCTCTTGGAATGGCAGGGGCTGCCCCAAAAGCTGTGGCAAAGCTTGAGAGCATGCTTAAGAAAGAAGTTGGAATGAAAAGGGTAGCAGATGCTATCCAGAACACAACTAATCGGGGACGATAAAAATGGCGGGTGCTAGAGGAAGGCGTTGTGTCAAAAGAGGTTCCCCCTGTGAGGGGACGGTGACATATCAAGTTTGGCACCTATTTGTCAATAATCTCGGGGTCAAGATTGATGTTCTAAAGCTTACAAAGGAACTTGGCATAAAAAACACTCATGCCACGATCCAAAGGATAAACGATAACTACATGCTTGATATCCGTCGCTGTGGATATGGGGTTTACGTTTTGGACGAGATTTATGAGTAGAAACATCTGGCTTATCTCGGATACGCACTTTGGCCACAAAAATATTATCAGGTTTGTGAATAAAGACGGGATTCATATTCGCCGCCGCCAAGACGGTGATGGCGGTTGGCGGCCATTTTGTGATATCCACGAGCACAATCAATACCTCACAGAGAAGTGGAATTCGGTTGTCAAGCCCGAGGACCATGTTTGGCACGGCGGCGACTTTGGTTCTTTTTCAGCCAAGCGTCACCTAAATGGGGTGATCAATCTTATCGTGGGAAATCACGACGAAGATTTCCAGCATTATGTCAACGGCGAAGTTACTGAGTACATTGTTGATGCCGATGGTAAGTATGTCCCAGATGATGACCCTCGCTTGCGCAAGATGATTATCCACTGGGGTTTTCGCAAGATTCAGCAGCGCACTCCTGGCTTCAAGAAAATCCGAGAGAGCCGGCTGTGGGGCGAGCAAGAGCACCATGTCGCTGGCCTTCGGTTTCTCCAAACACATCGCCCGGTAAACATGCTTAGGGGGGGCGACCCTCTCCGTAAGTTTCAGTTTAATGTCCATGGGCACACTCATGGACACACGGTTCTTTTTGCGGGGACTCCCGACGAGCTGTTCTACAATATTTCGGTGGAACAACTAGATGATTATACTCCCGTCCACATAGAAGAAGTGGCCAAAGAGCTAAAAAAACGTCTCTAGCTATTTGGCGCTTTTATCGTCCAAAACGCCCTGTTATGGTGTTTTTAAGCACCAAAGAGGGCACCCAATGAGCATCGATAACGGCACGTATATCCTAGAAACTAAGGATGGGTATCGTGTTGCGCAAATGCATGCGGCCGAGAATCTTTCGAGGTTTCCCGAGTATGCAGTGGCAACTTTCAAAAGTTCTGAAGTAATAAAAAGCCTGCTTGACGCCCAAACCAAGGCCCATTATACCGATAAGGAGAGCCCGACAGAGTACGGCGTGCACCTGATACGGGAATACAAAAACTTAACGTTTCAGGAGCTAATCGATGGGAAAGCCAGTGTTCACTATCATAACCAAGATCAATTGCCCTTGGTGTATGAAAGCAAAACTGGCTTTGAATAATTCGGGTTTTGTTTATAAGGAAATGCAGATAGGAAAGGATATAAACCTCGACCAAGTAAAAAAGAATTTTCCAGATCAGAGAATGGTGCCTATTGTTTTGATGCAGAGTGACCCGGAAGCACCCCGGAAAATCTTGGGGTCATATGACGACCTGATGAAGTACTTGGATACAATGGATGGTGGTAGAAAGGATGAGAAGAAAGACGATAGCTCGACGGATTGCCACGGAAGCCCATGCGAGTGAGACTGATTCGGCGCTCAACAAGCGTTCGGTTATTGCTCTCCTAAACAAGGGTCTGTGCAAGATTAATTTCCGTCGAGAGGATGGGCAGTTCCGCCGTATGTTTGGAACTCTCAACCAACGGGTGGCTCCGATGATGGAGTACCCGAATGAGGCAACCCGGAATCTCGTTACTCTCTGGGATGTTTCGGCAGCAGGATATCGGTCGTTCCGTATGGAGCGTCTGATTCGGATTGAGTTGGTCGGGTAAGGTTCCCCGATTTGGCAGATGGGTTCGAAGCTCACTCGCCGCCCAGAATTTTTGGGTCAACTTGCCCCGCCGTGGGGGGAAATCTGCGGATAGAGATGGGGGGCGAACCACCCCTATCTTGAGGGGGATGTAGCTCAACTGTCATAGAGCGCCCGACCACTAGGCGTCGGGAGATGTAGGTGGAAATCCTACTGCCCTCGCCAGTTTCTTAGACGGGCGGTCGTCTAAATGTGGAAAGGACATCCCCCAATTACGGGGGAAAATGGGGCTCCCAAGGTTCCCCGCCCGGCCAATTTTTATAATTTAGAGAAAGATAAAATGACTGAGGAAGCTGTTATCACCAACAATGTTATTACTGATGAAGAAATTTCAGCGGCCCAAAAAATTCTAGGGGCCGCCCCGTCTGTAAAAGATGCTCTTCCGTCTTGGCGCACTGAAATGACCAAGAATGCTTGGGGGGGTACAGAGCTTCAACGGCATTGGTTGGGAGAATTTCTTGGGGAAGAAGTTCTTCAAGACTTCCAAATTATTCTGGGCCGGTTGCCCGAGGACGGTAAGCTTGCCGACGACAAGTGGCGAATTCTTTGGGTTCATGACCTTGCTTCAGATCCGTGCAATGCCCATCTAAAGAATGGTGGATGGAAGAAGTTCCATGCAATTGCTTTTGTAAGCAACTGGCAAAAAGACCAGTTTCTTCAGATGTATCAAATTCCGCCTAGCAAGACGGTAGTGGTGCAGAATGCCATCAAGCCGATTGTTCCGGATATTGCTTATAAGCAAGGTTCTACAACTTTCAATATCATCTATCACACAACGCCGCACCGGGGTCTTGAGATCCTTGTGCCAGTGATGGAGAGGCTTTCTCAGAATTTCCCCGATAAGGTTCATCTTGACGTATACTCCTCTTTTGGTGTCTATGGATGGGCACAAAGAGACGAGCCGTATAAGCACATTTTCAAAACTATTTCGGAGCATCCGGCCATGGCTTATCATGGTTCGGTACACAACGATGTGGTGAGGGAAGCTCTTCGCACGAAGGCGCATTGTTTTGCCTACCCAAGCATCTGGCCCGAGACCAGTTGTATCAGTCTTATGGAGGCCATGAGCGCCGGTTGCTTGTGCGTCCACCCCAACTTTGCGGCGTTGCCGGAGACGGCAGCAAATTGGACTCTCATGTATAATATGCATGAAAATCCAAATCAGCATGCGGTCACTATCTATTCGATGCTTGCCACAGCAGTTGATAATCATTTCAACAATGATAAGATGAACCTTTATCGACGGGCCGAGAATCAATCGGCTTATTCTGACACTTTCTATAACTGGGAAATCAGAAAGTACCAGTGGAAGTCTTTCCTTGAAAATGTCAAGAAGCTGCCGAGAGAGATGCCAAAGGACAGCGTGGAATTTGTCTTTGATACCAGCAATCCACATGAGTCTGGTTTTCGGGCGTGACGTTAACGACTGATAGCGATAAGCGCAAAGAAATCCCGGTGGCTTCAGGCTGCCTGGATTACTTTCCGGACGCTCTAGCAGCGGTTGCCGAGCTGTCTTACTTTGGAAGCCAAAAACACAATCCTGGCCAACCAATGTTTTGGAATCGAGCGTTGTCGGGAGACGAGGCGGATGCTCTTATCCGCCATTTTCTTGAGCGGGGAGCGATAGATACCGATGGCATTCGGCACTCGGCTAAGGTAGCATGGCGGGCGTTGGCTCTCTTGCAGAAGGAGCTTGAGGCTGCTATGGAACTTCCGATGTCGAGGGGAAGCAAGTGAAAGAATACCTGAATCTCCTTACCGATTGCCTTCATGGCGTCGAGAAATCCGACCGCACGGGAACCGGCACTTACTCAGTGTTCGGGAGACAGATTCGGTTTGACCTGTCCAAAGGGTTCCCTCTTGTTACCACTAAGAAGGTGCACTGGAAATCGGTGGTTGGTGAGCTTCTTTGGTTTCTTGAGGGGTCCACGAATGCCGCCCATCTGAAAGAGAAGTATGGGGTTTCGATTTGGGATGAGTGGGCTGATAAGAAAGGCGACCTTGGGCCGATCTATGGCCAACAGTGGCGGACATGGGGACTTGGAGATTCTGAAAAATATTGGCACCGTGGCATTGATCAGATTAAAGAGTTGGTAGATGGTCTCAAAAACAATCCAGATTCCCGCCGACACGTGGTATCATCCTGGAATGTTGCCGAGCTTCCAAGTATGGCCCTCGCCCCATGTCACTGTCTCTTTCAGTGCTACGTGGAACCTCCTCAGTATCCCGGAAATTTCCACGAAGTTGGAATGGAAGAACCTAAGGCCCGGCTATCTCTTCATCTATACCAACGCTCAGCCGATGTGTTCTTGGGAGTACCTTTTAACATTGCTTCCTATGCGCTCCTTACATACCTTCTGGCGCACGTATGCGACTACGAGGTTGGAGAGTTTGTACACAGTTTCGGGGACCTCCACCTTTACAAGAACCATGTCAAACAAGCTATTTTACAGCTTGCCCGAAATCCAAAGTCTTTGCCGACACTTCTTCTAAATCAGGACAAAAAGGACATTTTCGCATTTACTCCGGATGATATCGGGCTTTTTGGTTATGACCCCGACCCAAATATTCCGGCCCCGGTTGCAGTCTAAGCTCAGAAAATAAATACATGCAAAGATTGCCTAAGGAGGCTTTTGTGGCCGACGAGAACAAGGTTGTAGCTTTTCCCCGGACTCACAAAGGCCATCCAAAAACAAAGGAAGATGCTGAAGCTGTTGTTGGTTTAATGGTTGAAGAATACGTTGAGGAAATTCTTGATTTCCTTGGCCCTTTAATTTTTGACCAGCTTAGGATAGCCGGCGTAAAAAGTGATGATAAGTCTTTTATCCCAGACTTCACGATGATTCATGAATCCATCAAAAGCCTGATGCTAAAGAATTGGGGGGAGTATCATCCTATCCAATCCATTGCCGAGGAAATTTTCGACCCGGCCAAGGATAATATCAAAATCGAAATTAACATCAACGGGAAAGCTACAGCTGAATTTCTACCATGAGCAGAAAACAAAGACTAACAATTCATGAGATTCTAAAGGCGGTCGATGAACTTACCGGACCGGCCAAGATTCAAGCCCTGAGAGAGAACTGGAGCCCGGCTTTGGCTGCCGTGCTCAAGTATGCCCTGGACCCTAGCGTTAAGTGGGCTTTGCCCGCTGGCGCCCCGCCTATCGAGCGGCGAGAGGAGACGATTGAGCCGGACGTACTTCGGGTGGATGCCCGTCGTCTGTATCTCTTCGTCGAAGGGGGCCATCCCACTCTTAAGCCTAAGCGTAGGGAACAGCTTTTTGTAAATATGATTAAGATTATGTCGGCAGAGGAAGCAGGTTTGGTTATTGCCATAAAAGATAAGAAGTGGCCGTTTAAGACCATTACGGCCAAACTTGTTAATGAGGCTATTCCGGGCTCTGTGTAATGGGTAAGTCTAGAAATGACCGGCACCGGCGCCGGGATTATGATGACCGGGAAGTTGATGAGCGTCGAGACGAGAGGCGACGACGCAAGCATCAAAAGAGGTGGAAAGACGAATCGGGTCAAGATTTGGCTTATAACAATAACGGGTACGTGGAAACGGAGTAAAGAAAAAGATGCCTTGGATTGAAGTTCCGGATTTTGGCTCTCTTGTTGCAGGTTGGGTTGACGCTGTTGACGGCGCTCTTCACGACGCCGGAGATGCGGTATTCGGCAAGGATCTCAAGTATGAGGTTGTGCAGAGCAAGGCCCCAACCGGGGCGAGCCTTTACACCGTGAATATTTCCCTGGAAAACGGAGACGTGCAGGTTGTCCAGCTTGTTTTTGACGGCTCTACTTTCCACACATTCTTTCAAAGAAACCCCAGCCTTGATTCCCGCACCGCTGCTTTTATTGCGCAGTTTGTGACAGCAATGCAAAGCCAGTGGGTTCTTGACCCTGAAAAGGTTGCGGTAAAGTAATGCCGACTTACACTTTCCTCGACAAAAATACGGGTAAGGAATGGACCGAAACTATGTCCATTTCTTCCCGTACAGAGTTCCTTGAAAAAAATCCTAACGTCGAGCAACTTGTAACTGGTGCCCCCATGATTGTCAGTGGCATCAATACATTTGGTCATAAACGAACGGTTGACACGGATTTTAGGTCTAAGCTGAAAGCCATTAAAAAGGCTAATCCGAAAAGCGACATGTTCGTACCGTGACGGAGTAATATAAACTAGGAGCTATTCTGATTCACAAGAGAGAGATCCGGAAGAGCCGTCGCCAAAAAGAAAATACTGAGGCCCTTCCAAAAACTTCGCTCACTCTTCGCTCGATAAAGCCTTTAACAAGGAATCAATCTTTCACCTTCGACGAATATCAAGACGGTCAAAATTTATTTCTTCATGGCATGGCCGGGACCGGCAAGAGTTTTCTGGCTTGCTTTCTCGCTCTAGACCAAATTTTTAATGACCACGGCGGTCCCAAAAAGCTTGTGATTGTGCGCTCGTCTGTGCCAAGCCGAGATATGGGCTTCCTTCCCGGTAGTGTTAAGGACAAGGCAGCCGAGTACGAGGCTCCCTACAAAGCCATGATTGGCGAGCTGTTTGGCCGGGCCGACGCTTATCAAGTCCTTAAATCCAAGTTTATCGTCGAGTTCATGAGCACAAGCTATGTGCGAGGAATCACTCTGACAGACAGTATCGTGATTGTTGATGAAATCCAGAACATGACTTTTCACGAAGCAAGTTCGGTTATTACTCGCCTGGGTAAAAATTGCCGCTTGATTATCTGCGGGGATCGTAGGCAAAATGACCTTACTAATAACAGTCGGGACGTGTGGAAACTCTTAAATATTACGGAGCGGATGAAGTCGTTTAGTCATGTAGATTTTGCAGTGCAGGATATTGTAAGGTCGGGATTTGTCAAGGAATTCCTCCTAGCAACCTTGGCCGAAGAGCGAGAGGAAAGGGAGAGGTTGAAGGCCCAAGAATCGCCTTCTAAACCTGTGTCGTATGGGTCGTCATTATTTTGAGCATAGCCTCTTAAAAAAATACGAAATCGTCCGAGACGATGAGAATCCATCCGGAAGACACTATCAAACCCCGGACGGTTACTTCCCGAGTGTCACCACTGTCCTAGCCAAGGTCAAGGGGGATGAGTGGTTAGATGAGTGGCGGAAGTCCATAGGCTATGAGAAAGCCGCCAAAATCAGTACGCAGGCTAAGAACAGGGGCACCCAACTTCACAAACTCTTAGAAGACTATATTATGAATAAGGACGACTGGGCGACCTCTTGCATGCCCAGTGCCCTCGAAAATTTTCTGCGAATCAAGCCTTGGCTTGATAGTTGTCTAGAATGCGTAATGGGCTCGGAATTCGGGGTCTATTCGAGTCATTATAAGACGGCCGGCACGATAGACCTTGCCGGAGTTTGGAAAAATAAGAATAGCATAGTAGACCTTAAGACTGCCCGGCGATGTCGAAAACGTGAAGATTACGTTCACTATTTTGTCCAGACAGCAGTTTATGGCCTCATGCTTAACGAGCGCCTAGGTGTCCCGGTCATTGATCAAGTTGTTATCTTGATGCTTGCTGATGACCAGCCCCTTCCGTATATTTGGGAAGAACCCATTTCCAAGTATGAACCTCTGGTGAAAAATATTTTTGTGAGGAACGCCGTCGCTCCTTTGGGGTGAGCGATGGATCTTTCCGCCCGAGGCAAGAGTACTAAGCTTAGTCGGAAAGAGGTTATCGAGGCGGTAGGGTTTTTCTACTCTCTCTTGGTACCTAGTAAACGCTCTCGAAAGCTGATTCGCATTGTAGTCTATTTTAAGCCCATGCCATGGAAAATGCATGGGCAGACTTATACTATGCGGGGCCACCAACAAGGCCGAAACCCCAAGTCGTTCTGTATACAACTTAACAACCGACTCTCTCGACACAAGCAACTTCAAGCCCTTGCTCACGAACTTGTGCACGTTAAGCAGTTTGCCCAAAATGAGCTTGGGGTTTCGGACACCCGCAAGGGGCAGACATTTACCAAGTGGAAGAGATCTACGGTTAACGAGACCAAGAGAGATTATTACGAGTTGCCGTGGGAGATAGAGGCATTTGGCCGAGAGGTTGGGTTGTACAAACGGTACACCAAGTTTCTTAAGACTTCTCACGAAAAGTTGACAGCCGACTCTAAAAATAATTCTTGAATTCTCTCTTGGGACTTGGTATCTTCTC